TCACATTTCATCAACATGTACTGCTCAGACTATCATCAACACTGAGGTCATTCGTGACCCTTCAAGCTTTGGTGATATTGTACGAGGCCTCCACGTCTATGGCGCTAAGGTTCTTCGTCCTGAAGCACTTGTCTCTGCCTTTTACGGCATCGACTAAAAATGGAGTGGGGGATGAAATACTCCCCCTTTTCTACTATGCCTCAGATTGGAAGTGAAAAAAATCCTATTCGTATGAGTTCAAAACGAACAACAAAAGTACGAGGAAATTACTTAAAGCACGAAGACAAGAAAAAATTTAACGACAACTACGATAGAATTTTTGGGAGAAAAAAAGATGATGAAAGGTGATAAGAAAAAACGATCAATGTACATGGGTGGCATGGAAGTAAACCGTAAGCCAATGATGGACGGTGGTTCTCCAAAGCAAGGACGTGCAGGTACTCAGCCTACATATGGCAGCACTGTAGCAGACGCAATGCCTAAGGGAAGCGCAAATTAATGACCACTCAAATTGAAAAAAAATCATATCGGTCTATTCAAGAAAAAGAGCGAATTTGTGCGGAAATGACTGAAAACCAATTCCCGTATCAAAAAGAAATGCCAATAAAGTATCCGAAAGCTCGTAACGAGCAGGAGCGTCCAGATGAAAGTCGAGGCACCTAAAGGCTATCATTGGATGAAAAAGGGCAAAGAATACAAGCTCATGAAAGATCCAAAAGATGGTTATAAACCCCACAAAGGAGCTTCAAAAGAAGCTAACTTTGAAATTCAAAAGGTTCATAAAAAATAATGGCTGCTACTTATCTTGAAATTACAAACGAGTTGTTGCGAGAGTTAAACGAAGTAGCTCTTACATCAGCTACGTTTGCTGGGGCTATTGGGGTTCAGCAACATATCAAAGACTGTGTAAACAGAGCATACCTTGATATTGTTAATGAAGAACCTCAATGGCCTTTTCTTGCTGTAGATACAAGCGGTTCTACAGATCCTTTTTATGGCAACACGTATGTTGATACAGTTGCGGGCACACGTTGGTATTTGCTAAAGCCTTCATCGAGTAGCTTGACAACAGACTACGGTTATATTGATTGGGATAATTTTTATTTAACAACTATTGGCGTAGACGGCGAATCAGCCCCATATGTTAGTAAAAATCTTACGTTTACCACTACAGAAGAATGGAAAGATTTTGCACGTACAGCAGAAAACGCAGACGATGCAGATACTCAAAATCATGGAGAGCCTCGCAGAGTTATTATTAGTCCTGATAATCGTAAATTTGGTTTAAGTCCAATCCCAGACAAAGTTTATCGTGTATATTTTTATGCATATAATTTACCGACAGAATTAAGCGGACACGGGGATGAAATTGTATTCCCAAATATTTACAAGCCAGTGTTGCTTGCTAGAGCTAGATACTATATTCATCAGTTTAAAGAAAGTTCACAGGCTGCAGCATTTGCATTAGAAGATTATAAGCGTGGACTACGACTTATGAAATCTAATCTGATGTCTTCAACGCCTGATTACATGTCAACAGATCGTGTGAGGTTTGTCTAATGTCTCAGCCTTTTGGCATTTCATGTAGAGGCGGTTTAAACACTAACCTCAACCAGCTTGAAATGCTTCGACAGCCCGGACTTGCTACACGCCTTAGAAACTTTGAGGTAGATCCTGATGGCGGCTATCGACGTATTAATGGCTTTACGCAACATGGTGATACACGTCCCAATAGTGACAATGACATTCTTGGGATTTTTGTGTATGGGGATGGTGTGGTTGTCTGTTCAGGCACTGATATACATTTTAGTCTTGATGGCTCAACGTGGATACAAATTAATAAAAGTTCTGTAGCTAACGGTGGTGATGACTATACTACTTTTACAGGTCGAACAGCGCTTGCTAGAACTGGACAAGGTCAATGCTCATTTGCACTTTTTGAAGGTGCAACATACGACTATGGTGAGTTAATCATTGCAGACGGTGCTAATAAGCTTTACTCGTTCCGTATGGAAGGCACTGGCGCATTAACAGATCGTACATTCTTTGCGTTTGAAATTACAGTAGATGGTACTAATGGCGTTAAGTACATAACCAACCACGATCACCATCTTATTGCAGCAGGTGTAGAAAACAATTTAAATACGGTTTATTACAGTGTTTACAATGACCCTGATAACTTTACGGGTACTGGTGCTGGCTCAGTAGTTATATCAGATCAGATTCAAGGCATTCGTGGATTCCGTACTGATTTGATTGTGTTTGCTAAAAATAGTATTCACAAGCTTATAAATATTAACGATGCTGCAAATATACGTATAGACCCTATTACAGAAAACGTAGGCTGTTTGTCAGGCTATAGCATTCAAGAAATTGGCGGTGACCTTTTGTTTTTGAGTCCTGATGGTATTCGTACTATTGCTGGTACAGCCCGTATTGGTGACGTTGAGTTGAGTTCTGTGTCTCGACAGATTCAAAGTATTATTGGAGATATTGCAGACTCAATCAACACGTTTACTATTGATAGCTGTGTACTGCGCTCTAAGTCTCAGTATCGTTTATTTTATACGGATAAGGCTTTAGGTTCAAATGTTTCCAAAGGCATTATCGGTACGTTTACTGCTAATGGTTTTGAATGGTCTGAAACGCTTGGCATTCAAGCAATGGGACTTACAACAGGATTTGACAATAATGGAGTTGAAAAAGCTTTTCATGGTGATAAAGATGGATATATTTATAATCATGATGCAGGCAATGCTTTTAATCCCGCTGGCGTTGCTTCAAACATAGAAGCTATTTATCAGACACCAAATTTTGATTTTGGTGATATTGGTACACGTAAAACAGTTAAGTATGCACGGCTGTCTCTTAGCCCAGAAGGTGAAATTCAGCCAACACTTCGTATGCGTTTTGACTACGAAGACACAGATATTCCACAGCCTCCAGATTATACACTGGATTCTGTGCCACTTCCTGCAATCTTTGGTAGTGCTGTTTTTGGTACAGCAACCTTTGGCGCTAGTAACGACCCAATGGTTCGACAGCCCGTAGAAGGCAGCGGAAACACAGTAAGTTTTAGAATTACAAGTACAGATACTAAAGCGCCATACGCAGTCAATGGCCTTTACATAGATTATATGCCATCAGGTAGGAGATAAACATGGCCCAGAATTACACTCGACAAAGTACGTTAAGTGATGGCGATACTATTACGGCCTCATTGTTTAATGATGAGTATAACCAGTTAGTTAATGCCTTTACGTATTCAAGCACTTCAGCATCTTCTACTGGTCACCGTCACGATGGTTCAGCTGGTCAAGGTGGTAACATCTTTAAAATTGGCGACCTAGATTTTCTTAATAAGATTGAAGTAGATAGCACTAACAATCGTTGGGGTTTTTATGTCGAAGTCTCTAGTGCAGCAGTCGAGCAAATTCGTATTCAAGATGGTTCCGTTGTACCCGTTACTACTAATGATATTGATTTGGGTACTGCCTCACTCCAGTTTAAAGACCTTTACATTGATGGGACTGCTAACGTTGATAGCCTTACATTAACTTCTGGCTCAACAGTTACAACTATTCTTGATGAAGATGACATGTCTTCAGATAGTGATACAGCCCTCGTTACACAGCAGTCCGTAAAGGCTTACGTTGATGCTCAGGTAACTGCTCAGGATTTTGACTTCCAAGCTGACACTGGTGGTGCATTAAGCATTGATCTAGACAGCGAAACCATGACTTTCACAGGCGGCACAGGTATTGATACGTCTGGCTCAGGCAATGAAGTTACCTTTGCTATTGACTCTACGGTAGCTACTCTTACTGGCACTCAGACGCTTACTAACAAAACTCTGACTACTCCGACTATCTCTGGTAATTTAACGACAGACGGAACCATTGATGGACGTGACGTAGCCGCAGACGGTACTAAGCTAGACGGTATTGAGTCTGGTGCTACTGCTGACCAAACAGCCGCAGAGATTCGTACACTGGTTGACTCTGCTACTGACTCTAACGTTTTTACTGATGCAGACCACACTAAACTCGACGGTATCGAAGCCTCAGCAGACGTAACCGACACAGCTAACGTCACAGCCGCTGGTGCTGTCATGGACAGTGAGTTAACCGATGAGACTGCTGTCAAGGCTCTAGACCAAGGCGTTGCTACTACTGACTCACCTACCTTTGCTGGCCTTACGACTACAGCAGACGTGTCATTCGGTGA